ATAGCGCCGGCTTAGATCAAAGAAACCCAATTGCCCCATCGCACCCGCTCCCGGTGGTCAAATTCAAAGAGATTCTTTGAATCTGATTTGTAGGCCGCGCGGAAGGGGTATTTTTCGAGGTGCCCAACAACGCCGATCACGTCGATAATTTTCATTGCGCGAATCCTCTCGTTAATTCATAAATCAAGCCTGCGAATGCTAGAGGCACCGGTGTTAGAAGTTCATCGGCGAGCCCATGTTTGCCGTTTATCGAGTCTAACCAAAGACCAATAATTGCAAAGGATGCTATTACAACAAGAGGCTGCATCATATCTTTGTCTCCCCTGGTCTAATCCCGAGTTCGCTTATTGTCTTTTTCGCCATTACCAACTCTTGAGTCTTTTTGTCGGCTTCCTTTCCAGCAAGTTCGGCTTCCGCGATAGCGGCTTTTGTTTTTTGTTCCAGCATTTCATGCTCCGCCTTGATGGCTGCTATCGCGGCGCCTAGAGCATCGGCGCGTTGGCGATGCCGCCACGCATGGAAGAAGAATATTCCGACGATGACCGAAGCCAAAGCGACGCCAACGGTCAGGGCGATCGACGCGCCGACATGCAGATAGTGGACAAGCCAAGCGCTACCCGTCACGGCAGTCCCTACTGTCGCCTGAGATGCCTTCTTGCCGGAATCGCGCCTGGCCTTAGCCGCTCTCTTGGCGAGTATCTCCGGCGCGGCTTTTCCATAGGCCATCCCGATCGCCGTCGCCTCGCACGCGGCGACACGGCGGCCCCAGCCAGCGCCGAAATAGCGCCAGGTCGGTAGAGCGTGAAGGAACGAAAGTCGGTACGCGCAAATCTTGTGGATGAACTGATCGGTCGATATTCCCGGCTTAGCGAGAATCTTCGCCCTGATGCCGGAAGCCCGCATAGGTCCGCTATTGACCGCAAGATCGAAGACGCAGAGGTCTTCGCCAGGGAGCAATCCATCGCCCTTGATGCGATCCCAATATTCTTTGCGGTAGATCTCGTCGCGCTCGGCGGCACCTATCGTGAAGACGTCCTCGTGTCCGAGTGCCTTTTTTACGCGGTACGCGTCATAAGTCGCCTGCGTCACGCCTTCCATTGTCGGGCCACCAGGATCGTGCGGGTCGTTCGACCTCCCGCCCTCGTATTTCAGAGTGAAGGCAAGACAGGCTTGGAAATTTTCAGCCGTCATGATGTGCTCCAATAAAAAAGCCGCCTTTCGGCGGCCGGGGCAGTATGTGAAAAAAATGCACAACTCATCCAATGATGTTCAAGTCTTCCTCGCGGTCCCGAAGATAATTGTCGAAGATGCGTTCGAGTCCGGCTTGTTGCCGGAAAACTCAACAACGCTTTGGGTGTTGCGCATCAAGTCGCCGTGCGGGTTGAACTGATGTTCGAACATCTCCCAGCGACTTATGTAGGCGCGGCGCGTCTTATCGAACGCGCCCGTAGCCTTCGCCGTGGTAGCATCCGGCACGCTCATGCCTTTCACGCCGGCCTGATCGCCGCGCCGGTGTTCATGTCGATGTTGCCGGAGCTTGACCACCCTTGCGCTGGGGTCACCGTCCCGATGTAGAAGGCACTCGTCGCGCCGCTTATGTCGAAATAGTTATGGTTATTTTGCCCCGTCCCCGAAATGGTCGTTCCGCCGCCGGTTGCATTCCATGCACGAGAGCAGACATCGACGGCCGCCCAGGACGGGAAAGACCTGACCCAAGCCGCGCTATCATTGTGTTATTGGAGAGAATAGGATTAGTCAGTACTACTCCGGTTCCATTTGAGTATATCTGGAAACCTTCCCCGCCGTTTCCGTCGCAACCACGTGATTGATATGTTGTGTTAAACTCAACGTCGTACCCCATGGTTACGTTATTTGAGTCCAATTGCAAATAATTCCTGTGCGCGCCACCGGTCAAATTCATATCATCGTACAGATTATATTTTGCGGTAGTTGTGCGGCCTGATACTGGTATTATATTCGATTGGAGAATTTGATCTGGACAATTTTTAAACCAATTATATAGTAACGTTATACTGCCGCTCGTGGCTAAGAATGCATTCCAGCCGGTACCAAGAAAAGGTAGGGCATCAAAAGTACAATTCATAATTGTAATGTTAGCGTTATTTTGATCCAGCAACGGATAGCCGCTCTGGCCCCATACCGGCGCATTAAAATTACAATTTACCAAAGTAATGCTGGTTGCATAGCCGGCCGAATTCGGGTTATAGAGCGCCGCGCCGCCGCCAAGAGAAAAATCTATATTTTGAAATAGAATGGTAGGGGCATTGAGATAGATCAGCCCCGCGGGACTTACCCATCCAGGGTTAATCGCCGGGGCCGTCCGCCAGTCGGTAAGAACCTGCCCCTCTGGAACCCCAACGCGATAATCAACCCCGGCTACATTCCAAGGCGGCCGAAACTGATAGCCTGAAAGAAGCCCAGGATATTGCGGCCTTCCGCGCGACGCGCCAGCGAGGCCGTCCGCCCAACCGGATGCCGAATAGGGGCGCTGGCCCCGCGGCAGCAGCAGGGACCTATGAGCGAAAGCGGTCAATTCAAAAGCTCCGGTACGATAGTGAACGTCTGGCTGGCAAATGGATTTTGCGCGCTGAGAGCTTGAATGTCAGCGAAAACCGCCGTCCCGGATGCAAGCTTGAGCGCCAAATGCGCCGCGCCCGTCAGACCGCCGCCCCCCGCCGCGCCATCGTTGAATTGAGTAAGGCTCACAAGGAAATTTGCCAGCCAAGTCGCGGCGCCGGTCGGCGCATAAGGTTGTCCGTCAGCGTTAGTATAGGTTGGCGCCGCGCTCCACAGATTGACCGACAGATTCGCGCCGCCCCAGCCTGATGTTGCGCTGGTGAGCACGCGAATTCTTGGCAGGATCACGCCGCCCCCGCTTGTAGCGATTGCGAACGATGGAACCACGGGAGAGGTCGCGGACGATGCGATCAAAGCTCCCGGAATGTAAACCAGGGTCGCCGTTACCGCGGATGAAGACCCAGTCCCGGCGATGCCAGCGCCGCCAAATGTCGACGCAAGTTGGAAAGTGTTCCCCGCGACGGCCACGACATAATAGGGAACCCCCGTGCTGAACCCGGTCGCAGGGCTTCCCCCCAGAATAACGGTCTGACCACTTACAAGCGGGTTGCCCAGCCAGGTGAAGACGCTTGGGGAGGCAATCGTCTGAGTAACCGACGCTGTGTTTGCGCTCGACGGGCGGGTAAGCAATGCGGTTGGATTGGTGATCGCGCCGGAATTCATGGAAGTCACGGGGACCGGGCTTTGATCGCTGGCGATCGCCACGCCAAGGCTATTCGCCATCGCGGCCTGCCCGGCGTTCGGGAGGGTGTTGATCGTTAGTCCAGAACCTTGGGTAATTGTCGCTGTTGGGAAAGGCATATACTTCTCCTATGCTGCGAGAGCGCCGATGAGGCCGCTATTGGATGTTTGGCTAAAATCGAGAACGCCGCCGCCGGCGGGCGCGGTAACCGCGCCCGTGGCCGCGCTCGTCGCGGGCGGGCTCGACCCTCCCGCGTTCGTTGCGACGACGGAAACCGTCAGTGTGTTTCCGGCATCGCCCGTGACAGGAACGTAGGTCGAGGCCCTGGCCCCTCCGATCGCCGTCCCCGCGCGGTTCCATTGATAGGTGAAGGAGGTTGGATTGTGCGTCCAGGTGCCAGTTGTCGCCGTCAACGTCTGGCCCACCTGCGCGGTTCCAGAGATCGTTGGGACCGCCGAATTCGTCGGACTAATGTCGATGACGGCGCTGGTCGCCGCGCTCGTCGCGGGGGAACTCGACCCGCCGGAATTCGTCGCGACGACGGAAACCGTCAGTGTGTTGCCAACATCCGCCGCGACGGGAACATAGGTGGACGCCGTCGCTCCACCGATCGCCGTCCCCGCGCGCTTCCATTGATAGGCGAAGGAGGTTGGATTGTGCGTCCAGGTTCCGGTCGTCGCCGTCAGCGTCTGGCCCACCTGCGCGGTTCCAGAGATCGTTGGGACCGCCGAATTCGTCGGGATGATGTCGATGACGGAACTCGTGGCCGAACTGGTCGCGGAGGAACTCGACCCGCCGGAATTCGTGGCGACGACGGAAACCGTCAGCGTGTTGCCGACACAGTTGCCCCTCCGATCGGCGTCCCCGCGCGGTTCCATTGATAGGTGAAGGAGGTTGGATTGTGGGTCCAGGTTCCGGTTGTCGCCGTCAACGTCTGGCCCACCTGCGCGGTTCCAGAGATCGTTGGGACAGAGCTGTTCGTCGGAATCATATCTATGGCGGCGCTGGTCGCCGCGCTCGTCGCGGGCGTGCTGGAGCCGAAACCGTTCGTGGCCGTGACCGAGATGGTGAGGATATTCCCAACATCCGCGGACACCGGGACGTAAGCGGAAGCCGTCGCACCAGAGATCGCACTCCCCGCGCGGTTCCACTGGTAAGTGAAGCTCGTCGGGCTGTTCGTCCAAGTCCCGTTGGTCGCGGTGAGCGTCTGCCCGACTTGAGGGGTCCCCGAGATCGCGGGGAGCACCGTATTCACCGGCACGCTGCCCGCTGCCGCGACGGCACCTGTGGCGGCGCTCGTCGCCGGCGCGCTTGAACCCCCAGCGTTCGTGGCGACGACGGACACGGTCAGCGTGTTCCCGATGTCGCCCGTGACAGGAACGTAGGTCGAAGCCGTCGCGCCCGAGATCGCACCCCCAGCGCTGCTGCTCCACTGATAGGTGTAGCTCGTCGGTGTGTTCGTCCAGGTGCCCTGCGACGCCGTGAGGGTTTGCTCGACCTGGGCGCTTCCTGTGATGGTTGGGACAACCGTGTTGACCGGAATGGCCACGCGCTCGGAGACGGCGAAACCATTGGTTTGGTTCGGCGTATTCGTGGCGCCAGCCAGGGTCTCGATAAGATTGAACGTTACGGTGGAAGGCGAGCCCGATGGTGTCGGGCCAACCTGGAGGCTCCTTCCGGCGATTTGCAGGGCACCTGCCGTGCTGAGAGAGTTGAACGCGATCGCGGACCCTGACGATGCCCCGAGGATGGTTCCAACCACGGTTCCTTGGGGGTCGCCGACATGGAAGGCCGCGGCGCTTAAGGTAAGCGTTTGAAGCGCGCCGGTGGTGACGATAATCCAGCCGTTTGCTTGCAGGATTATGGCATCGAACGGGGGAGCTTCGATCGGGACCCCAGGAAGCGTGCTATATTGCCTCCCGTCAAATGAAATAGTAGTTAATCCTGCCGGGGGGAGCATCGTAATCGTGTCCTTGCCGGCAATCGTCGCGTATGTTGTCCATCCGTTCGCCTGCAAGACCGGCGCATCGAAGTCAGGCACGGGGATTGGAACCCCTGGAATGCTCGAATAGGTCCGGCCATTGAATGAAACGCTATTCCGGAGCCCCTGATTTTGCGGCCACATTTGAACTATTGCCATCTGGCAACTCCCAAAAAAATCCCGCCGTCTGGCGGGGCTCGTTAGCCGAGGAAAGTGCGTTGGCGCGCGACGGTCTAGTTCAGCGCCTCGACGATGAGCTGGTTGAGGCCGGTCGCGTTCGTGCCCGTCCCGGCCGTGGCCCATTCGGTTGCGATCGTGAGCACCTGGGCGGCGTTGGTGGCGACAGCAACCGGCATTGCGGTGAGGCCTACGGCAGTAACCCCAACGCCATTCGCCTGATTAATTGCAGCACATTGCACGTTTGCCGCGGCGCCAGGCGCCTGCGCCGCCTGAAACATCCATTGGATGGCGAACTGAACATTTGTCATGCTCGCCGCCGGGCTGGAATTGGCAGACGTATAAATCGCCGTCGCCCCGAGCGATAATCTAAACGCTATTGTGGGGGCCACCGACCCGGTCGTGATCTGGAAATGCGCGGTTACGCGGAAGGCCCGCGCGGCGATCATGAAGTTCGTCGGGATGGTGAATGTCGGGGTGTGATTGACAAAGGCGCCGGAGCCGGTGTTGGAGTTGTTGGTGCTGCCACCGTTGCCGACGAAAAGCGTGACGGGCGCGGGGAAGCCGCCGTTGGTCGCGCCGTCCTGAACCACGAGCCTTTGGTTCGTGGTGTCGACAAACACCTCGCCGGCCGCGCCATGAGCGGCGGCGACGTTCGCGTAGGCATCGCGCCGAAGTTGAACCTGAACCGACATTCTTAAATCTCCTATGGAATCCCGGCGCCGAGATCGACCTTCGCAAGAAGGAAGCCGTCAGTGACGATCCCCCATTGGTCCGTCTCTGAAACGACCTCTGTCACCAATCTAAAATCGAGGCTCGTGCCGGCGACCAACGCCTGCGTCACTTGCCCTGGCGCCTGCCCGCCGCCGCTTGGCGTGTAGGGGTAGACCGTGCATTCCGACAAATCCTCGACCGAGAGGCCGAAAATGTTGAAGCTCTGAAATTTCAAGAACAGCGGAACGCCGATGAACGCCGCGGGCAGATTGTATTGGAAGATCGCGCTGTCGAGGCGGGCGAACTGGGCACCGTTGGAATGCGCGGTGGCCGCGGTGCCATAAAACCCACGGACAAGCCCGGTGAGACTATAGGAGTTTGGCGGCGGCGCGCCGAGGAGCGTTGCCGTCTGATAGGCAAGCAGCTCGTTGTCCAGAAGGCAAAGCGTCACGCCGTTTTGCGCGTCCGCCGCCGTCCCGCTCAAAAGTTGGCCGCCGCTCTCTTCGAGAGTGATCGAAAGCGACGTATCGGTCGCGAGCATCGCGGCGGTCAGGACGCCTTGGCGGGATGGCGCGGCCACCGTCCCGATCTGCCCATAAGTCGTGTTATCCGTCGAAATCCAGACGAAGGCGCCGCCCCAATTCGGATCGGCGACGCCGGCCACGCCTTCCGGCGTGGCGACGCCGTTCACGGTGTAAGTAGCCCCTGGTAAGGCCGTGAGCGCCGGAATAAACGTCGGGGATTGGCTCACCCCGGAAGTCGAATTTGTCCAAGCGAATTCCGCGCCCCAAAGGTATACCCCGTCACCGGTGACCCCCGAATAGGAGTTTGACCCGAAACTTGCCTCCAGCTGAACTCGAATAGTTGGTGCGGAAGCCGTCGCCATGAGATAGGAAATCGACACCTGGAACCAGCCGCCGCCCGCTGCGGTGATCGATGTCGCGGTTATGCCAGCGTCCGGAGTTTTGGCTACCCCCGCAGTGAGATCGAATTCGCAACCAATGGTCGCCGTCCCCGTATCCCCTGCCACTCTGATCTTGTTGCGCTCGACCGCTTGCGCGTAAATCGAGAAGCTGATCGTGTCATTCACGGCGCGCGGCGACACCATTGCTTGAGTCGCCGTGTGTAGGCTGGTCGAGCTATCTTCCGCGAGCTTGTAGGCCGTCGCGACGCCGCCGGACACCGCCGCCCATACCTGCGCCACGCCGCCGGTGAGCGCGGCGGGCGGCTCGAAGATTGTCGGCGCATTGACCCGCGCCGGCACGACGGCCTGGTTCGTCGAGTTAGGCATTTTGTGCTGAACAGGATATTGCACGGCCGTCGCCGTTCCGCCCGGAAACTCCTCGGCCGTAACGCTAAGAAGCCCAGCGTCGTCTTCCTCGATCGCCGTGATCCGGATCGCAACGTTGGTTAGGCCGAGCCCGGAATCCGTGACGGTCACGAGGTCCATCGGCTCAAGCAGGCAATATTCGAATGAAAGCTTGAAATTGTAAGTGTTGCGAATATAGAGGCCGCGCTGGATGATCAATTGCGCGGAAACCTGCCCCACGCCGGGGTCCGTGATTTCGCTCGCGGTGATATCCGAGGCCATGCGAAGCCCGTATAGCTCGATCGCGTTCTGGTCCCACACATCGATCGGCGTCGAGTCGTAAAAAGCGTAGAACGTCTTGATTTGGAGCCGCTGCCAATTGTAAGAGGCATAGGGATCGGAACGAACGACTTCCAACGGGTCTTTCCCGTCCTCATGGATAAAATCGTCGTCGGTCAGATTGTAGATTGGCGTCACGTTCGGGTTGAACGTCACACTCCCGATGCTTGTCCCGTTGGTGACGGAGGTATCCCCGTAAGGGATGAATTTCAGCTTTCCGCCGGACCAGACGGCGGCCGTGTTGGTGAGCTTCAACCAGCGGGCGAGGATGGAATTCGCGGCCTCTTGATTCGTAAGGCATGGGCTGAGCGCAAGATAGGAGGCCCGGCAATATGTCTGATAGGAAGAATCCCCGGATACCCCGAGAAGCGTCGTCGCGTCGATGCTCGCGGCCGGGAAAAGGACGCCGTATTGAGCGTTGGTGAGAAAGTCCTGGATGATCAGCGCTGGGTCTGAATCGAAACCATTGACGACGTTCCCTTCCCAAATGCCGTTTATTCCCTGAATCACGAAGGAAAATTGTGGCAGGTTGGGGCTTGAGCCGAGCCCGTAATTGAACGCGCCAACATAGGCGAGGCCGTTATAGCCGAGCGCTTGCCCAGGGAAAAACGCTTGCAGGTATCCCCATGGGGTTTGCGGCGTCGAGCCGCCTGTTGCTTGCTCCAGTCCAGATCCGTACAAGCCCCAGAGGTATTGCTGGTTCAGAAATGTATGCTGGTAACCTGTGATAGGCCCCTCGCAAAGGCCCATCAAAAACGATGTGAAGTAATTATAGCCTTGGAGAGGTCCACGTCCGCCCTTGCCCCCGTCTTTTTGATATTGTGGGATCGCATAGAATCCACCTGTCCAGATCGCATTCGGTGCAAGTCTATTGGTCCCATAAAGGATTGTGATCGGAACAGCATTGCTCGACGATTGAATCTGGACACCAGAATATTCCCAAACAGCCGCGGGGTTGGAACTTTGTCTCAGGAATCCCATTGGGGCTCCTTTGCCCAGAGGCTGAAAAATTTCGGATGCCGCACGCGCGCGCAAAGGGCCGGGCTGCGCGCCACTTCCTCTTCGAGTACGATGAGCGCCGGCTGGAACGCATGAACGATAGTGAGCGGGCTCGTGTCCGTCACGATGCCCCCGTGCGAGAAGCAGCGGCCGTAACGGAAGACCATCACATCGCCAGGGAGCGGTACGAGCACTTCCTTGGCGCGATCGAAGATAAATCCGAGATAGCGCTCCTCGCCGCGGTGCAGATACCAATCATTTGCATAAGGCCGCGGATCGAACGGCGCGCAGAGACCGGTATCGACAAAGACGCGGACCAAGAGCATCCCGCAATCGACGCCGATGCCCTTGATGTCTCCTTGCTGGTGATACGGCGTGCGAACCCAGGAGCGCGCCTCACGGACGATCATGCGCCGCTGGAAGCCCTCGAAGCTCATTCGTGATCTTTCTGTCTCTTCGCGCCGCTCGTCATTTCTCGAAAGTCGAAAGGCTCCTCCTCGATTCGTCTCTCGATATTTGAATCGGCGTGCGCTGCCTGTTCGAGAAAATGCGCGAGCATGCCGTACTGCATGTCACCCTGATTCGTGGCGTCTGGATGGTTTTGCTTTTTTCCGCACATGGAATCGTCAAAACGCATATGTCGCCGGCGGGATAAACGGGAAGCCGCGGAAATTCGCGAGATTGTTGAATTTCGGTGAGCCGCATGTAGCCATTGTGTGGTCGCAGCCGAAATAGACGGTGAAAGCGTCCCCGGCACTGGGAGCATTTAAAAGGGGATAGGAAAGTTCGAGTGAGACCCCAACCACCGCGCTTTTGACGTTCGCGGTCACCCCGGCATTGATCCCCGAAGAGAACGTAAGCGTCCCCTGGTTGAAGTTCGTCGAGGCGCCGGACCAGTTGATGACCGAGCCTGTCGAACCGGCTCCAACTGTCCCCGCCGTCCCAAATGCATTCTTGATGAGCGCGCACCCGGAATCGTACAGCACGTGCTGGCAGGCTGGCGCATAGACATTCCGCGGCATTTGAAGATCGAGCAGCACCAAATCCGAATTGACGGTGATCTGCGCTGACGTGCGCCCGACATTATCGACGGTGCCAATCCGGCCTTTGAAGAGGATCACGCTGCCTATCGGGTTGGCGGTATCCGCGGGCGCCCAGGAATTTAGAAACGCCCGCTCCCGCCGGATCTCGCAGCCGTCGAACACGCCGTTTCGCAACGCTTGTAGAAAGGGGACGCCGCCGACCGTATCAGTCGCTCTTGCGGATACGGTGATTTGCTGCTGATCGACTTCGAGGCCGGCGGCGCATTTGAATTTCAGGCCATCCACGAGAATTGAATTGGCCGCATAGACGTGGCCGTTGAGGGTCACTGGCACGTCGGCATTGGTGTAGGTCAGGATCAAGCCGGTGAGCAGCGTGAAAGTATAGCAATCGGCCACGATTGCTTGCGCGTCGGGCTCGGCGCGGAGCGTGTTAATGTAGTTTACGAGGGCGCTCGTCGCGGCTCTCATGGCCTCAGAATGCCCCAGCGTCGTCCGTATGCGCGGTAGTGAACTCGGGGACAAACCAATCCTCGGCCAGCATGTCCGTTTGCGATGCGACCCAAGGGGCAATCTCGGGCAGCATGTCGGCACGCGCCTCGACCCATGGGGCAACATCGCACACGATATGGAGAGATTCTGAACTCTCTGTCGAGATGGAAACGTACGGGAGGTTCGCATCAGAACCATCGCGAGGCGTGACCAGGCGTAGCCACATTTTCTTGCCGTTCCAGCCTGCACGGGAAACGCGGTCGCCGACTTTCAAAGCTTCGATTGCTTCACCGAATGTCATATGAGTCTCCTTTGGTTGATAAGTAAAATTGCCGCGGCTCTCATTTATCGCTCGCAATCCTATGGGCACCTCGAAAAATACCCCTTCCGCGCGGCCTACAAATCAGATTCAAAGAATCTCTTTGAATTTGACCACCGGGAGCGGGTGCGATGGGGCAATTGGGTTTCTTTGATCTAAGCCGGCGCTA